CTAGACCTTGTAACGCCCCGCATAACCTTCTGTACTCGCCTTCATTCATGTTGCCTTGAGTGATGCTTTCCACAATCAATGTGCGCTCCTCTTGGAGTTTTGAATCCAAGTATTCCAGAGCGTTGTTGTAAGCCATTTACCTATCCTCACTTACCTCCCGGATTGGGAATCTTTCTCGACCGTGGGCTAGTCGCCATCGGGTTGACGCTGCGCTGCGAGGCTTGATCTTGTGCCTTCGCAATCTCAACGCCGAGTCTCGTACCCTCAAGCTGCTGCCGGTTCGATTCTTGCGCCTTGTGCTTCTCGATATCCGCACCAAGTCGTGCTGCGTCAAGCTGCTGCCGACCAGAAATCTCGGCCTCGCGTAGGCGAAGCTCGTCTTCCTTTGCGGCTGCGTTGATGACGTTTTGTTGTTCCTTGAGACGCAGTTCTTCCTGCTTTACCTGCATCTCCATTTGCGCCTTCATCTGCTTGGTCTGAGCCTCCATCTGCTTAATCTGGAGGTCCATCATCTGCATCTGAACAAGCGGGTCTTGCTGCTGTTGAGCAATCTGCTGCGCCTGCATCTCGGCCTGATCCTTCTGGAAGAGGCGTTGCGCTGCAACGGCGCTGATCTGCGACACCTGAACCTCCAACTCCGGAGGCATGTCGTATTCTTCGTTGTCGTCTTGCGGCAAGGGCGGCAGGGCCACACCAAGCTGTTTCTCAATCTCTCGGCGATACTGGAACGCCAAGTGCTCCATGATGTGAGCCTGAAGCGACGAAGTAATCTGCTGAGCCATCGGGTTCTGCCCAATGATCTGAGCCATCTTCGGATCGCTACCAAACGCCATGTGTACCTGAATGTGCGCCTCGTGATCTTGGTAGATAAACGCCTTGAGCGGATTGCCCGTCATCGCGTCCATGTTCTCCGTGACCGGATCGCGTGGCTTCTGATCGTCCGGCATCGGTACCAACTTCTCCGCATTCTTAACACCGAGCACCTCAATCATCTGACGATGCAGGAGCGGAAGGTTGTATAACTGCGGCGCGGCTTGGGCCAACTGCATCACGGCTTGGTACTGAACCACCTTCTGCGACATCGTTGCCGCATTCGGATCACTTACCGGGATGACATCGACATCATCGTAATCCGACTTCTTAGCCTTGCGATCACCAATTTCAGGCTGGTACGAGTACTCCTCTGGCGTATAGTCTCGGATGATCGCGGCAAGCAGTTTGAACTCCTGCTTCATCGCGTAGTAGATGCGGGCCTGAACAGCCGACATCACCTTCAAAACGCGCTCCAAGATGGCTAGTGTGGTACCGACCGGCGCTTGGCTCGACATATCGCTGACTTTGAGATCCGACACCGCAGCGAATCGGCGTCCTTCTTCAACGATCTTATCGAGCATCAAAGAGAGAACTTGGCTCGGCTCTTTGTACGGCAGCGGTAGAATGTTGTCGCGTACCGCACCGCTCGGGATATCTACGTCTCGCCACTCACCCGGAGCGATTGGAGTATCGTCTCCTTTAATTCTAAGTCCTCTAGACTTAAGTCCTCCGGGCAGATTACTGAGGGTTCCTGCGTCAACAAGTTGGCGAAGCAACGAGGTTGCAGCTTTACTATGTCCCCCGATAAGGTGAATAAGGCCGAAGTAGTAAAATCCAAATCCGGGAATGTATCCGTAGTGGACGAAGTGCTGTCGCTTGGCTTTGAGTTTGTCATCTTCTCTCCAGTTACGCCGGATGGCGAGAACTGTTCCGGTACCTTTCTCGATGGTTACTACGTATGGAAGTGCTATCCCAGTCTCGCTGTTGTCTTCATCAACATCAGGGTAGCCCGGTAGATCAATGTTCACGTGCATCTCAAGCAACTGGAACCGGTCGTCCATGCTTGCGCTGAAGCCTTGATCCTCTGCCTTCTGCTTCTCCACTTCGTCCATGACGCGAACCGGTTCACCCAAGTCCACATCACGATAGAACCCAGCGTACTGAAGCTTGGCTAAGTCATTCTTAGTCTTACGCATCCGATGCGTAACACGCTCAGCCGTCTCTAAGTTAGAGGCACCGTACGGAACCACGATATCTTCCGCCGGGATATACACCGCAGTTTGACGGTTCAGACTCGGGTCAAAGTACACCTTCTTAAAGGCGTTACCTGCCAAGGCCATCGACAGCAGCATCCGCTCGTGCTCCGGGCGGTACTCCTTCATCACCTCGGTCAACTGGAAGTTCATGTCATCAGCGACACGAATGGCAGCGTCCTTCTTCTCTGCCGTCTCTTTGCCCACGATCTTTGTCTTGACCGGACCCATTGCAGGGAAGGTCTCCATGATCGTCTCGGACTGAAACTTAACAGCCGACTCCATCAAGAGCGGGTGGAACACGCCACACGCACCCGGCCACGGCTCCGTCCTATCCTCATAGCGAATGCCGAGGATTTTCAGCCCCTTCACATATGTGTCGAGCCAATCCTTTCTTGAACTTAAATCTTGTTCGTACTGCCCGATCAATTCAGAAGCAAGGCTCTGAAGTTCGTTCTCGCCCATGTAATCCGCGAGGTTGGCATCGAACTCATCAGCACGAGGCTCGGCTTTAGACATCTCAATGACGACACCATCCTCGTCAGAGAGTCCTTCCACCTCAATCTCGATCTCAATCGGCTCCATCTCAGCGGCAAGGACCGCGATACCTTGGGGAGCCTCCATCAAACTTTTATCGACGGCCATCTAAGTTCTCCTAATAATATGCTTCACGACGATGGCTCTTAAACCATCGTGTCGGTTCCGGTTCGTCGGATGGAAGCTGAATAAAGCCCCCCTGTCTGAATCGAAGTAGGGCTAGGGTGGTGGCGTCCACCAAGTCGTCATGGGTACCGGAGGGGAAGTCGTTGCATTCCTCCACTACCTCCCAAGCCCAGCGTCGGTCAGGCACCCAGACTATACCGGAAGAAAATAGGTCAGTAACCGCATTAACTCTTGAAATCTTATCCTGTCCCTTACCGGGGGTGAACTCAGCTATCGGCACACCCATACGCCGCATCTCCTGATACAGCGCCGCACCGTTAGATTTCTTCTCCACGATGAACGTATCCGGGTTCCACTCCTTATATTGTTCTAGGACAAGCGCCTTTAACTCGGGAAACTCCAGCCGCTCTTTGATGGCGTTCAACAGGATGATGTTGTAGTTCTGGGTCTGCTCGTTCTTGAAAACCCCCCAAGTGAGCAGCGCGTTGTAGTCCGACCGGTTCGTTTTCTCCTGAGCAGCGTCGAGCGTCATAATAATGTGCTCGCACATCGGGGGATTCTCTGGCTCCCAGACCTGCCACCACTCTCTTTTAATAAGAGCGCCTTCCTCCGAAGTCGGCTGCTGCATATACTGGGCTTGCCAATACCGAACGTCCATACTGGCCTTCTTCGCCAGCAACTCATCAATATCCCAGAACTCAGGCCACAGCGGTTTGTCGTTCAGGATCGCAGGGAACTCAACGACCTCCCACTCATCTGCGCCTTCTTCACGCAGCATGTGATCCACGATCTTGCCGGTTAAGTCCTGCTTACTCCAACGCGTCATCACCACGATGATCGCACCGCCCGGCATTAGTCGTTGGACCGGTCCCGACTGGAACCATTCCCAAGCAGGCTCAAATACGTCAGCTCTTCCTTGCTTGGCTTCTTGTTCAGAATGAGGATCATCAATAATGAATAGATCAGCACCCCGACCAGCCAAGGCACCACCAACGCCAATAGCAAAATACTCACCGTTAAAATTTGTACCCCAACGAGAAGCACTTTTACTGTCTGCTTGAAGCTCGACACTAGGAAAGATGTCACGGTAGCTCTCCGATCCCACCAAGTTACGTACGCGCCGACCAAAGTTCACGGCCAGATCCGCCGTGTGAGACGCCATGATGACCTTTTTGTGCGGGTATTTCCCGAGGAACCATGCAGGAGCGAGGTAACTGATCATCTCCGACTTGCCATGACGCGGAGCGATGTTCACGATCACGCGTTTCTTCACGCCATTGGCAATTTCTTCAAAGATTCTCGCCAATTTCCTATGGTGGGGGCCTACCTTATAGCCGGGGTACACGTGATTGATGAAATCGAGGAAGGAATCCTTCCCCTTTGCCTGCGTTAGTTGGTTCTGGTACGTCTTAAGTAGCTCTGCAACACGCCGTTTCTCCTTATCTGGCATTGTTGGCAATGCTAGACGGAGTTTTTTGATGTTTTCTTGGGTCAGTTGCACGATTTTTAGTCTTTTATCAGGTCACGGATACCCTGCGTCTCCGGTCCCCACAGACCAATTGGGCATTTCTGGTTAGCAAGGCGCGTTTTGCCCTGAATGATGCAGCCACAACGCTTGCAGATGCCCATTTTGTTGTGTTCACACGGCTCGCAATGAGACAAACGCTCTTCAACCGTGGATTTTCTAGCTATTACTGCCATTTTCCACCTGTACTGGCTCGTCTATAACTGTGTATTCGATGCCTTCCAAGACCGTTAGAAGCTCTTTCTCGACTTCCTCAATCGGTTTGATAATGTGCGTGGTCTCGCTACGCTTCTTAAAGGCATCAACTCCGTCTACCTCTCCGAGTTTAGATAACGCCTGAATACGGGTCTTGCTGCTATCGGCGTGTTCTACCTCGTAGACCAGCTTGTTTACGACGTACAGCTTCAACTCAGACAGGTCATCCACGATAGCGCAGTTGCTCTGCGCGACTAACCCAGCCAAGAACGCCATCGTCTCGTTCGGGTATTTGCTGTAATCAATACGGGTCTTGGGATTAGCGAGGTGGGCAGTGGCGATTTCTTTCGCTGCCGTGATGTCATTCTCGTCTGGGCAGAGCGGCGTCCCAGTTAGATCGGAAATTAACTTAATTGTCCGTGCCCTCATTTCGATCTCAGCCTCGGGAGTCAACTCCGGCAAGGCTTCGGCCGCGTTTGCGGGGAGGGCGATGTTCTCTTCAATCTCTGGGATAAGAAGGTCTTGCATGTTTTTTGCGGGGGGCTAAGTCCCGGATCAACACTATATAGCAAAAAATAAAACGCATGGTACCAAAAAGACAACCGGGGGTGTTTTATAGGCGAGGGGGGTGGGGGTCGAGCTTGGTAAAAAACGTAATTAATGATGTGGATAAAGGCTATTTTCAAAAGCCGGCTTTTGAAATGAGTGGTGTCGTTTGTGAGTATTCAAGTGTAGAGGTGAGACAGGGGGACCCACTTACAGATCGGGGTCATGGGGTATGGGTGGGGTCTGACTCTGCCCGATTTCGCCCGCGCCGCGCCCGGCCGGGAGCGTATTAACTAACACGCAGTCGCAAAAATACCACGAAAAAAGTTAAGAATTGACGGAACTACCCGCCCGGAAATTGGTCTAACTATATGTGAAGAGCGCAATACCGCGCAGACAACCAAAAGGTAGCAAAACATGAATCTCTCGCTGTACCAGTACATCCTCGATGATCTCCGTACCGTCGCGCAAGGCGGCGTGACTCAGGCTCAGGCCTTCGCCAATCTCCGCGAGTCAGTGCCGGCGCTGTTCCCAGTCGAGCCGAAACAGGTCGATATCAAGGCCGTGACTGATTCGCCAGAGTGGAAGGCCTTTGACACTCAGGCGCGCCG